ATGCGGAGAATATGGCTACAAGCACAGGAACTATACAAAATAATTATATTAAACAAACAACTTAAAGAAAAAACATTAAAACAATTAAACAATAAAACCCTATGCCTGACTATCAAAAAGGAAAGATTTATAGGTTATGGTCTCCATCACAAAATATTATTTATATTGGTTCAACAACACAAGTGCTATCTCAAAGATTAGGGGGACATTTAAAAGAAAAAAGAACTTACGACAAAGATAATACAAAAAAACATATGACTTCATTTTTAGTATTAGAATGCGAAGACTATAAAATAGAATTATTAGAAGAATATGCGTGTAATAATAAACAACAATTAGAGAAAAAAGAAAGCGAATACATTAGAAATAATGATTGTGTTAATAAAGTTATTCCTGATAGAACAAGAAAAGAATATTATAATGATAATATTGATAAATATAAAGAACAATTTAAACAATATAGAATTGATAATATTGAGAATATTAGGGAAAGAGAAAATAAATACTATCAAGATAATAAAGATAAAATTAGCGAACGAAGAAGACAACGCTATTTAAACAAAAAAGCAGAAAAGTCATAATGTTTTAATTTTTTGTAATACTTTTTTTAAAAGCATTATATATAAAATGGCGAACAGATATTATGGCGTTATTCCAAATACACCTGAAAACAAGAGAATTTTAGAAATCACAATGGCGTTAGATGCTCGTCGTAATGTTACTAATCAACCAACTTATTTATGGAAAGTGCCTCCTTTAAGTGGAGAACATAGAATTAAAGACGATAAACCATACACACCAATACTAGGAGGCGGTTATTTAGACATGATGGACGAACGTGAAACATTACAAAGACCAAGAGGAATGGTTAGTCCTTACACACAGCCACCAAATCAATTTATTTTAAGTGGAACAAGTGCGTCATATCCTTATTATAATGCTGATGAATTAAAAATTGTTAATGCTAAAAAATATGGAGGTGGAACAAAATCCGGTGGTGCTTATGATGCTGAAACTAAAAGGGCGATGTATGAGGCACGAAAACCAAAAACAAATGTTTTTGAAACAATGTTAAAAGCACAAGAAAGGGCAAAAGACCCAAACGACCCAGTTAATAGGTGGTTGGAAAATGAAAGAAATTTAGGGAGAGCAAACAGAATGGCCAATCCAAAAAGCGATGTTGTATTAGAAGGCTCTGGGCCTTGGGGTGCTATGGTTGTAAGTGGTGCTAAAACTGGTGCTAAATATGGTGCTAAATATGGAGCGCAAGCCGTTAAAACAGGAATTAGTGTAGCAAAAGCAGGAGCAAATGCGGCTGTTACTATTGCTAAAAATCCAGCATTTCAAGCCGTAGTTAGTGAAATAGCAAATGATAAAGATGTTCAAAAAGCGGTAATTGACCAAGTAAGTAGTTTAATAAAAGGTAATAAAACAACGGCCGATGTAGTAGAAGAAGCAACAGAAACACCAGTAGAAGGCGGACGCATTCGTAAAACACCAAGAGGAAAAAGCGATGGACGAGCAAAACGCGCCGAAATTGTTAAAAAAATTATGAGGGAGAAAGGTATGAAAATGATTGAAGCTTCTAAATATGTAAAAGCAAATAATTTATATTAAAGCGCTCAAAGAGGAGCGCACCCTCTAACGAAGTTTTTTTGTATTCCTTTTTTAAAAGGAATGTTTTAATAATTTTATAAAAAAATATAAAATTAATATATATAAATAACAGATGCCAAGCATACCGAACTATGCCCTTGAAGAAACAGAAGAAGCACAATTAAATAAAGTTAAAAGAGCAATGAATAATTTAAATACTATTAATGCTCAACATTTAACAGAAAAGCCTTTAAGTGACCCAACACAAGGAAAAGCAGATGACTATTTAACTACTATTACACGAGAAATTCAAGACGTAAATAGTGCTATTGGAACATTAACCGATGCTCTTTATTTAGATAGAGAATTAATAACATTTGAAACATTTAAGGTAGATAATGTTGGAGCAGTAAAAGAAAACTTTAAACGCACCATTAAAGGTTCTTCTTCTGTTGTTTTAACAATTAAAACCATAACAAAACAATTAGAAACATTACGACCTAATTTTCAATTTGTAACATTAAGCACATATACAGATTTTAAAACAGCATTTCAAGAATTAAGTAACATAATTGAAGCATTCACAAAAGTCTCAACTGAAATTGTTGAATTTTTGGCGAATAATGGTTTAATGAATACAAAAGGCTATGAATTATTCCAAACAGAAAAAATGATAGAACAAAAAGGAAAAAAAGGAAAAACTAAACTCATACCATCTGGCGAGATGAATGACCCAGAATTTAAACCAAAAATAACAGATGCTATTGTAATGGCTAAAATTGAAGAATTAAAGAAAAAAGATAATTATGACCAACGATTTAATAATCCAAAATCAAAAGAATATATTGACCCTAATGACCAAAGCGATGAAACACGAATTAAGAGGGATAGTTTAGAAAAGTATTATTTAAATACAGCATTAACAGAAACAGGTGTAGGCGATGTTTTAGAACCTTCTAAATATGAAACTGAGTTTGATGTAATAGAGGGGCGGACTGATAAAGATGCCGAACGCAGAGTAAAAACATTAGTAATATTAAATGATAAAATAAAATTAGTAAGTGACCCAGTGGCTAAACAACTAAAAGCTATAATAAGCTCATTCATGGATTTACAAAATACTTATTTTAGTTTAGTTACAAATTTTAATGAAGCACGGCAACAAACAATAACACCGGCACAAAAAGATGCTATTAGTGGAGGAAATTATTATGGTGCCGGAAATTATTTAAGCCACCCAAGTGCTAGGGAAATGGCGGCTTATAGAAGAAGTGGCCTTCCAGAATATATTTAGCGCTCAAAGAGGAGCGCACCCTCTTTTTTTTGGCTCAACCTTTTTTAAAGGTTGAAAAATATTGTTTAATTTTTTTTTATATATTTAATACTTTATTATATATATAAAATGCCGAGAAGAAAAAAGGAAAAATTAATTGGATTAGGTCTTCCAGCAAACTTATTGAAAGAGTTTATAGATTTATCATACAAAGGCAACACATCAATAGCACCAGAAGGATATGAAATTGACGCACCTTTAAGCGACAGCCGTGTAAAGGTGTATAAAAAAATTGGCTCAAATCAAGTTATTGTAACTCACAGAGGGAGTGTTGGCCTTCAAGATTGGATGGACAACGCCAAATTTTTAGTTGCTGGAAAAGTAAAAGGCACTAAATCATATCAATTACATCGTGATAGACATTTAAAAGCAGTTGAAAAATATGGAGCAGAAAATATTATAGGAGTTGGACACAGCCGAGCTGGTTTATACTTACAAGAATTACAGAAAGAAGTTCCAATTAAAGAAATAATTACTTATAATAAAGCAGTTGGATTTTATGACGCTTTAAGAACAAACCCAGAAGAGCAAACTGATGTAAAAGTAAAAAACGATTTTGTTAGTTTATTAAGTGGATTACAAAAACGAAAAAATAAAATGGTTGAAATTGACGCTACAAGTAATCCATTAGATTTTAACAAAGCACACCAAGCAGAAGAAATTAGCAAATTAGGAGACACTTTTATAGGGAAGAAAGAAGAGGAAAAACTTGAAGGAAGCGGACGAGCACCAACCACTAAAACATTAGAACAATTACAGAAGAAGTTAAAAACATTAGAAAAGCAATTAATTAATATTGAAAAGGGCAAAGTTTATAAAACAACAAACAAGGAAAAGGTAAGTTATGAAATAAGTTACACAAAAGCACGTATTAAAAATCATGAAACAAAAGGCGAAGATTTAATTATTACAAAAAAAGCAAAATATAAAGATGAACTACCAGCAAAGGCGAAGCCATATAAAGCGAAACCAAAGAAAGAGCCAAAACAAGAAGAACCAAAGAAGGAAGAGCCAAAACCAGAAGAACCAAAAAAAGAAGAGCTTTCTTTATTAGAAGAGCCTAATTTAAATATTGTTTTAATGAAGATGAGGGATATGGATTTTAGCAAAATGTCTAAACCTGATTTAATAAAATATTATAAAAAAATAGCTCCTAATCATAAAATAGAAGGAGGTGAGCAATATTCAAAACCACAATTAAGAAAAATGATAAATAGAGTAATAACAAATTATTTTGAAAAAATAAAAGCAGTTAAACCAAAACCAATAGATAGAGTAGTAACAGATTATTTTGAAAAAATAAAAGCAGAGCAAAAACCAGAGCCGAAAAAGGAAGAACCAAAGAAAGAAGAAGGAAAATTAGATTTTTTAAAATTAGGTGAAAATTATACAAAAATGGATTTTATCACAGCAATTAATAATTATATAAGAACAAATAATTTACAATCAAAAACAAATCCAAGAGAGTTTAGAATTGATAAAAATCTTTCAAAATTATTTAATATAGAAGAAAATAAAATTATAACTTATTTTCAATCGGCAGACCTATTTAGACCAACAATAAAAGAATTATTTAAAGAAGAACCTAAACAAGAGCCAAAGAAAGAAGAACCTAAACCAGAACCGAAGAAAGAAGAACCTAAACCAGAACCGAAGAAAGAAGAACCTAAACCTAAACCGCCTAAATTAAAGAAACAACAAGCGTTTTTATTAGGTTACAAGGAAATTAAAGAAGAACCTAAAAAAGAAGTTAAAAAAGAACCTAAACAGCAAGAAACAAAAGCAAAACCAGCAATAAAAACAAAAGCCATGCTCTTACAAGAATTTGAAAATATTATATTAAATAAAGATGCTGATGATGTAGGTGAATTGATTAAATCTATGGGTTTTGGAAACGTTAATTTATCAAGTCAATTCGCAAGACAAAGAGTATTTGAAATGATTAAAACAAGTAACGCCTCAAAATCAAAAAAAGCAAAAAAATTTAATATTGAAGAATTTATAACACGATTTAATAAAGAAAATTGCGAAGACCTAATGTGTAAATATGGTATTAATTCAAAGGCAGAATTTAGAAAATGGGTTGTAAAAAATCACCCAGATAAAGGAGGCACTATTGATGATGCTGATTTTAAACAAATTATAAATTGTGCTATAAAAGAAAAATATTGCTCTAAAAAAGAAGGTGGTTACTTTTGGGATAGTAAAGAAGTAAAAGAAGAAAAGAAAGCAAAAAAAATTGCGGCGCGAGAAACATTTGAAAAAGAAAGACAAGAAAGAAGTAAAGCAAGACGAGAAGCAATAGATAGTTTTGTAAAAAACCTTAATGAAGCAAAAAAAAAACGGAAAGCAAAAGGGGAAACAGCACCAAAAGCAGAAGACAATACACAAATGGCGAAAGCAGAAGACAATACACAAATGGCCATAGAAGAAGGAGAACCGGCAATTGAAGGAGGAATTTTTGGTTTTAGTGCCGAAGAAAAAGCACGAAAACAAGCATATAAGGAAAGAAAAGCGGCTTATGCGAAAGAACATCACGGAAGCACTGCTGATTATGTTTTTAGCAAAGCAAACAGACAAAAATTTGATAAAGAATATGAAGCAAAAAAGAATAAAGCACAACAAGGAGAAACAGCACCAAAAGCAATTGAAAGCACACAACAAGGAGTAGAAGAAGAAGGAGGAGAACCGGCAATTGAAGGCGGAAAATTAACAAAAAAAGGATTAGCACAATTGAGCAAAAAGGAGTTACATGCGTTAAACAAAAAATATAGTAAAGCGTTTAAAGGTCAATTTTCAAAAAAACACAAGAAAAAGGGAGGTGGAATAGAAATATTGCCTAAAATGTTATATAGTGGATTTGCTAATCTTCCTGAAAGTATGAGAATACAACAAGAAGCAAGAAAAGTATTAGATGGAAAAAAAATATGGTATTTGCCGTTTTGGAAACCAGCTGACCATATATTTTTAGCAGAAGCCGAAGCATTAGTAAAACAACGAGAAAATGAATTAGGAATGGAAGCATTACGAGATAAAATGTCGCGTGAAACAGGAATAGATTTGAGCAAAATGGATAATAACAAAGCATTAGGTTTAGCATTTAGCACCGCTTTGGATGGTTTAAGTTATACACCATTAGGAGTAGGGGCATCAGTAGCAGCATCAGTAGCATCACAAGTTTTAGACCCTAATTTAAAATTAGAGGAAAAAGAAGAAGAAAAGGAAGGAGGTGGATTTTTTTATTTAAAAGAAATCACAGAGCCTACTAATCCAATATTTAGATATAAGAAAACTTATGAAATTCCAACTTTTATTGACCCAGAAACAGAATTTTTATTAAAATAAAGGGGGCTTATTAGGAGGTTAGGTTCTTCTTACTATTTTATTTTATTTTATAAAATTAAAAATATAAAATAAAGTAACATGAAATAGAAACGGACAGAACGGACAGGTTTTTTTTGAAAAAAGTTGGAGAAAATAAAAATGAAAAATTAATTTTCAAAAAATTATAAAAAGTGAAAAAAAACCTGTCCAACCTGTCCAAAAGAAGTTAAATAGAAACATTACATTTTTTAATTTATTATTTTTTTTAATTAAAATAAAGTATAATATATAAATGAGTTTAACTGGAAGAGGAAGACTACCTTTAACACGAACACTAGCGGAATTAGAAGACTTATTCAAAAAGTATGAAAAAGCGTATAAAAAAATAGACATGGAAGCCTATGAACGTTACAAGAAAGACGTTGATGTGAAAGGTAATTGGGCAATTGAAACAAAAATCCATAATTATAATTATACTAAACGAAGAATAGAACATTATAAGAAACATGGAACTGACTTATTAGAAACAAAAAAAAACATAGTTTATTATTCAAAAGATAAGAAGAAAGTAGAAGGCACTAAATACGAAGGCACATCAAAGCAAAAACCATTTTTAACAAAAAAAGTTGTAGAAGATGAAAAGGTTAAGAAGAAACGAGTTAGAAAGGTTTTAACTGACGAAGAAAAAATACAAGCAAAAGAAGCACGAAGACTAAAAAAAATTGATAAAAAAGAGTTAATATATTTAGAGGGTAAATTACAATTAGGTGAAAAATTAACAACTAGCGAAAAGCAACGACTAAAAACAATACAAGAAAATTTTGTTAAATTAGATGAAGAAAAAAAGGCACAATTAAAAAAAAAACGAGAGGAAGCAAAGGCTAAAAAACTTGATACAAAATACGAGAAAATGAAAGCTTATATTATAGATGCGAACAAACGCATAAAAAAAGATGAACCACAAGCACAAGCACAAGAAGCCGAAGCCGAAGAAGAAGAGGAAGAATACGAAGAAAAGAAGCCACTACCTTCAATAGAAGATTTATTAGGGTTTAAGGCGGAAGAAGTTAAACCAGTTAAATTATTAGTAGTGCCGAAAGTAGTTAAACGTATAACATCAAAAGAGGATTTAAAAAAAACATTAACTAAATTAAAGGATTATGAAGAAGACATAAAGTTACATGAAGCACGCATTAAAGTTGTTGATAAAACACGGACAAAATTAGTAAATAAAAGGGGCGATAAAAAAACGATAGACGAACTAGATAAAGAACGTGATTTACATACTAAATTATTAAATAATGCTATTAACCTTTTAGAAAACATGAGAAGAACAATTCATATTGAAGATTTAAAAATATACAAGAAATTTATAAGAAATCCTAATTATTTTGAGGAAGAGCCAAAGCCAAAAGCGAAACCAAAAGAAAAACCAGCAAAAGAAAAAGCAATTCCTATTGAAGATAGATTGAGGGTTGTTGCTTTTGAAAAAAATAAAGAATTACTAGCGGAAACATTAAGACGAAGCGGATTAACTAAATTATCAAAAGACGCTGACCCAGAAACAATATTAAAAAAGTTTTTAAGTGTTAATAAGGAAAAGCAAGAAGACATATTAAATTATTATGCTAATATAAGTAAAGAATTTGAGGAAGAAGCACGAGAAGAAGCACGAGAAAAAGCAAAAGAAAATAAATCTTATGTAGAGGAAATAGCAGAACCAACTAATCCAATTTATTTAGTAAAACCAGCCGAAGCAATACCAGATTACATACAACCAGAAGAAGAATATTTAAATGAAGGTGGCGAAAATGAAGACGATGAAGAAGAGGACATTTTTGATAGTGACGCTTACACAGATTTTATTGATAATGCCCCATATAACCATGAATTATTATTTAGGGAGTTAGAAAGGGATTTTCATTATAGAGATGTAAAAAAAGCATTTGAGTATTTAAATATACCGGTTGGATTAGATATATTTTATAATTTAAGAAGGCCATATAACCCAGAATACGAAATTAGAATAGGTAATATTAGGTCACCTACTATTGATGTAAAATCAAAAGAAAATAAAAAATTTGTTAAAAAAGTAAATGAAGAAATAAGCTTAATGTTAAAATTATTATTTTTATTAAAAAATCCAAATTTAATTTAAAAAAATATAATATTATAGTATATAAATGAGCTATATTAACAATTTTTATAATATAAACATGCTTCCAGATGAAGAAATGAAACGACGATTAAAAACACCTTTAAGCGATGATGATATAGACAAATATTTTGATGGACACAAAACCGAAATAATGAAATATCATGAATTAGAAAATTATAACTCTATTGATGAGTTACTACCTAAACCATTTGATTATAAAATAATTCTTATTGAAACAAAACATAATAGGGGTCATTGGGTTTTATTATTAAAATATAATAATACTATTGAATACTTTAATTCTTATGGTGTTAATGCTGATATACAAAAAAATAGTCTAAATAAAATGATGAATAAAATGTTAGGACAAAAAGAGGATTTTGTAACACGTCTAATAAGAAAATCAAAAAAAAAATATGTAATAAATAATATACCTTTTCAAAATAAAAATCCAGAAATAGCAACGTGCGGCCGTTGGTGTATTATTAGAATATTAACAGCTGAAAAGACTGGAATGGATTTAACAGATTTTACAAAATATATATTAACAAATTGTGATAAAATGAGAATTAGTCCAGATATGGTAGTTTGTATGTTTATTAATTAATTAATTAAATATAATAATATATATAATAATTATATAGTATTATATAAATGGAAAATGAAATAAAACCAAAGAAGGAAAAAAAAGACAGAAAAACATATATTAAGAATTATAACACAAAATATTATGAAGAGCATAAAGATGAGATTTTAATACAAAAAAAACAAACAAGACAAGAGCAACAAGATGAGGAATTACGATTAGAACTTATTAAATGGCGACACGATAAGTTAAACGACCCACACGCATTCGAGCCTTTCTATTATGATAATGAAAAATTAAATAATAAAAGAAAATAATATAATATATATATAAATATGTCAGGAGAAGATTATTGCTTTAATAATTTTTACAAACTGGTAGGGGCAGGGATTATCGCACCATATGGACGAATAGGCGGAAAATCAAAACTAAAAAAAATATTAATAACATACTTTCCGACAGATTATGAAGCAATGACTTATATAGAGCCTTTTTTTGGTGGCGGAAGCCTCTTCTTTTTTAAAGAACCTTCTAAAAAGGAAGTTATAAATGATTTAGACAAAAATATTTATACTTTAATGAAAGGATTTAAAAAATATGATGGTGAGAAAATAAGCGAGACAATTAATGCCGATTATGATAAAGAGAGTTTTTATAAAATAAAAGATTTTAAACCTAAAACAGATTACGACAAATTTATACATATTTTATTATTAACAAAATTAAGTTTTTTCAATGAAATGAAAACTTTTGGTAATCAATATAAAATTACAACTGATTATGGTAATAAATATACTGAAAGATTAAAGCATACTATTATATTGAATAAAGACTATAAAGAAGTTATAAAAAAATATGACAGCCCTAATAGTTTCTTTTATTTAGACCCTCCTTATAGTATGAGTGAAGAATATAAATATTACGAAAATCAGTTTATTAATATAAATGAGTTATATGACTTATTAAAAAATATAAAAGGGAAATTCTTATTTAGTTATGATGATAATAAAGAAGCAAGACAATTATTTAAGGATTTTAAAATTACAAATGTTGTAACACGTTATAGTGAAACTCAAAATATAAAACAAAGAAATAAAAAAGAAATAGTAATACAAAATTATTAAATAAGAAAATAATATAATATATATATAAATAATGATTAGTTTGATTGGTATATATCCTTCAACAACAAAAAATAAAAAATTAGTTGCTTTATTTGATTTAGGAAATGGAAAGACGAAATTGGTTAATTTTGGTAGTAAAACAAGCAAGACTTATATAGACCATAATGACCCTATAAAAAGAGAAAATTATATAAAAAGACACACAGCATTAGGAACAGAAGATTTTAATGACCCATTAACAGCCGGAAGTTTATCAATGTTTATTTTGTGGGGGCCATATACGGAATTAGAAATGAATATAACTAATTTTAAGCATATGTTTAAATTATGAGCGGAAGTAGTTAATAAATAAATACATTTATATTATTTATTTATTAAATTAGATTATTTATTTAATAATTTAGATTATTATATTTTAGATTATTATTAGATTATAATGAAAATAGATTAAATATTTAATCCACATATTAATAATTTATAAATTATTATTTTTTATATTGTTTTTAGATTATTTTTAATCATATTTAGATTATTTTTATAATAATTTATATTATTCTATATTATTATTGTTTAGATTAATATTTTAATCCACAATATAACATAGAATATATTATTTAACTACTAAAAATAATATATTCTAATATTTATTATTTAACTTCTTCCGCCTTATTCTTTTTTTTTTGATAATATTGTTTTCTATAGTCTCGTAATTTTTCTTTATTAGCTTCATTATACTCTTCTAAATATTTTTTCATATATTCTGTATTTCGTTCTTTATTATTTTTATTGTATTCTTTATGATATTCTTTATTATTAGTATAATATTGTTTATTATATTCTTTTATATATGTATCTCGTTCTTGTTTAGTTCTACCAGCAACATTTTTATTAACACATTCATTATTTTTAATATATTCTCCCTCTTTTCTTTCTAATTGTTGTCTATTACAACAAGCATAATCTTCTAATAATTCAATCTTATAATCTTCACACTCTAAAATTAAATATGATGTTTTGTAGCATTTAATATCGCCTTTATTATATGCTTTGTAATCGCCTAAATGTTTGCTTAATCGTCTGCTTAATGTTTGAGTAGTAGAACCAATATAAATTATGTTTTTAGATGGAGACCATAATTTATAAATCTTCCCTAATTGATAATTAGGCATCTTACTATTATACGCTTTTACTCTTTAAATCCTTTTCTTTGTTTTAATTTATATAATTGTCTTCGCCTTTCATTTATATAATCCCTATTAGCATTGTAATATAATTTCTTTCTATTATATATTTGCTCTTTATGAGTTTGATTATATAATTTATTTTGTATTTTTATTTTATCTTTATTTAACTGCTTATATTCTTTATTCTTTGCTCTTATAATGGCTCTATTGTCATTTCTATATTCGGCTCGCGTTCTTCCAGATATTAACATATTAACACATTCATTTTCTTTTTGGTATTTTCCTTCAATACGCTCTAATTCATGTTTATTGTTACATTTAATTTCTTCAACTAATTCTATTTTATAATCACCACATTCTATTACTTTAAATGAGCTATAATATGAATATTTTTTATTATCCTTATTATAACAATAATAATCTATAATATGTTTTGCTAATCTTTCTTCTAGTGTTTTCGTAGTTGAACCATAATAACATAGATTATATGAAGGACTAAATATTCGGTATATTTTAGAGTTTTCGTAGTTAGGAGGCATTATTTTTTATATACTAATAGTTTTTATTTCTTTAACTTCTAAAAATGTTAAATAATATATTAATTAATTAATTAATTAAATTAACGCATCATTCCACTAAATTTATCAACTTCGGTATAAGCACCGCCTTTTGCCCCAGAGCCATACATTTGAGCCATTTTTACTTTTTGCTTCATTGCTTCTTTTACAGCAGGCATTTCTTTACAAGAGCAAGCGGCCATATCTCCATGAACTCCGCCCCCAAGAACCCTGTTATATTCAACAGACATAACTGGATTAACAGAGGACATTGCTTTTGCTTCTTCAACCATAGATTTAGTTAAAATTCCACAAAAAATTTGTGATGAACCGGCCGTGGTCGCAAAAATTCCGCTATTAACACACATTACAACAACTTCCGGTGTAATAGAAGCACCTGTATATTGAGCACAAGTTAAACGAATTTGGAAATTATACGACCCAATACAGCCGGGTGCTAAATAATCTGGTAATGAGAGGTCGGTTGGACTTAATACAAGCAAAGAACCGGTTGTAGGTTGAACACCAATACCGGCATTAGTAGCATCACGAGTAGTAAAAACATTTGATTTACCACTAAATTGACCCCAAGATTGTTTTGAGCCATTTTTAACACTAAGCGCCCAGAGCTGTTGCGCATTCATAGACGATAAGAGGCCGGAACTATTATTAAGATTAACACTAATTCCAGTAATAGCACAACCAAATTCCGCATCGCGAATAGTCATACTGGCCATTGGAAGACGGACTTGAATGACGAAAAGGTCAGGAAGTTGATTTAATTGAATATTATTTGTGTTTAAATCTTTTGTAGCACCACCAGAAGCAATAGCCACATTTGGAGTAGTGATAAACCGCGGTATATCAGTGTAATTACATATGTTCCTTGACTTAATCATATCACGAGGCTGTGAGCTTAAAAAGCAAACAAGTAATTCGGCATCAGCAAAAGGTAGAGTTGTGTTGGCCATATCCGGAGCAGCGCCTTCAACATTACGACCTAACTCAATTTTAGTAATTTTAGAGCTGGCCGCACCACACGATAAAAAGCGTTTAGCGGTGCTGTCTAAATTAAATACAAAATTCATTGCGGAAATTCCTACAAGGCCTTGATTAGAATATAGTGGGTGGCCATAAATGAATGGCGATAAACCAATAATAGGCTCAGTAACTTCAACTTCATAAGCAATTTTGAAAATATTAGATGTGGCTGTGCTTTCTAATGTGTCATTAGCAATATCGCCGTTTGCTAATTTTCTTGATTTTGAAACAACTCTACAAGTAAAGGCGCCACGAGGAGTAAAACGCTTATCATAACCAGTTTTAGCGGTTGTAGCAATAACATCATTAGTAGAGTTTAATGCTTCACTATATTTAGCACAATTAAAATCAACTAAATTGGGGGTCATTCCGTCATAAGACGATAATTCTTCTTGGCTCATCATTTGTAAAATTTGAGGTAAAATATCTTGAATATTTGAGCTTACATTGCTATTATTAATAGTGGCGCTGGCTGTGGTAAATAAATGATTTAATGGAAATGCTTGAAGAGCGTAATCGCTTCCATAACCGCCCGCATAAGAACCATTCGCAATAGTAGTCTCTGTAATAGTAAAATAAATTTTTGTTTTAATAAATACTTCTCTATCAACAATAACATTTTCACTGGGCACTTGAACATTGAAAGTTAGTGTTGAAGACGAATTTGAAACAGATGGAAAGGGTTGATATGTTTTTGATGAAGCACCAGATTTTACTGCGTAAGTTAATTGGTCAGTAATTCCGGCAATAGTGCTATCTTTAACTAAAATTGTCTTAAAGTCAGTGGAGGCCATTTTTTTATATATTAACATTATAAATATTATTATTAGAAAATTCTAAACATTCCAAATCATCATAAGTCAATATAAAATTATCACTTAAATCTCTTGTTACATGTAATTGAGGAATACTATATTTAGGTGGTTTGTTTAAATGACTTAATAAGAGCGACACTAATTCATGACGTCTCATATTTTTATAACCTTCTAATTTATAGTATTTTGCTACAACTTTTAACTCATCAACATTCAAATGTCCTAAATCCATTTTTATAGTATAGTATAATATTATTATTTATTATAAAATTTTTATTAATTAATTTCAACCTTTAATAAAGGTTGATTTGAGCGCTTTAAACAATATCTCTAATAGAAGTTGCTAATGTTGAGGCATTTGCTTCTTTTTGGTTTGTTTTATCTTTTTTCTCAAATAATAATTTAATTGATGCTTGGGCGCCACTTGCTAAAACCATTGGGATTAAAGCCCCTGTTGTTGAACGCCAGAAAACAGAAATATCAATATTTCTAATAGGTTGATTACCTGTTAAATCTATACGGCGGAATTCTGCCGTTGGAGTATATAAAACATTAGGCCTAAATCCTTGGTCATTGCTTTGAATATCTGTAATAATAAAAGCAAATTCATTACTCGTGCTTCCGCTTGGTGGTTTATCGCCTATTGAGGAAGAGGCACTAAATTGATTGACCACAATAGGGAGGCTTGTTGTTGTAAAAACAATTGCGTTAATTGGTGTCCAAGTATCAATAGTGCTTAATTCTTGTGGTTGTTTAATTAAAAGATTTGCGTGAGCTATATTTGCTGTATATTGTGAGGGATATTGTATATTACCACTTACAACATAAGCGGCCGTAAATGGATAACTTGGGATTGTATGTAAAGGCACACTTGGAGTTATTAAATCATTTCCAGTTGTAAAAAAATTCATTATATAATAATTTTCTCTATAAAGGGTTATTGGTGCTGTTAATACTTTTTTTGATGCCGGAAGTGTATTAAATAAACTATATAATGGAGCGTTCATTGCTAATTGAAAAGTAAATGGAGTATATAAACCAAGTGTTCCCACTCTATTATTTCCAACAACAGACCAAGTAACATCTGGATTTGATGAATAATTAATGGTTTCTTCTACATTTATATATTGTGATTGAAATAATAATGTTGCGTATAATTCTGCTTTTAATTCTGCTTCGTTCCATTCTAAAAATGGAGGAGGAGCATATTGTCTAACAATAACATCTACAAAAACATTTGTTAAAGAAGCATTATTAGTTATAACAACCCAATCGTTATAAAGCCTTTCTATTAGTGCTATATAAGCTGTTCTAATTGCTGTATTAACTCGTGCTATAAAATTTTCATAAGCATTACAATAATAATATTGATATAATGCTGTGTTTTTTCCATCTAAAACTGCTTTTGCTGGTGCTACTGCGTCTTTATAATCATTTTTCCAAATTACCGGTGCTATAATAGGCACATTATCAATACTATCTGGTATATCAAATTCGTCGCCTACATTAATAGCATTAATTTCTATATATTGTTCTTCGGCTGGTGCTGTTCCAGCAAAATCATAGTTAATAACAGCCGTTTTTGTTCCATTATAATCACACGCCGCATTTACTTTACCAGCTGTAAAAGTCGCTATTAATTTATCAAAAGCAAAAGTTCCATTTGTTCTTTTAAATCGTTTAACATTTCTGGACGAATGAGT